GGTCGCACTTTCCGAAAGAGAAATTCAAACGATCGTTTGAACACCTATTGAACAGTGTTCAAATCGGGGTCAATTCTCATTAGTCGGAATCAATTACAGGCTCGTGCAACGACAATCCCGTGGAACACTGATAAACAAAGGGCATTCTTGTGGAACACGATTCAGCATTATCTATATTGTTACAAGTTGGAGGGGGGGAGGGGGTCGGAATTTCCGCCGACCGAAAAGGCGCGAACCATAACCCTGCCATTTAAAAAATGAACAAGTGGGCTTGTGGTGCCGTTTCGTTTCGGTCCGGTCTGTGCCGCGGGGCCGTGCAGTGACTGTGGGACATGTCCCGTTGGCGAGGTGCCCGGTCATAGGGTTTGCATAGGGTTTGTAACCCTACATAGGAAAGCCCCGCCGGATCAGGACGAGGCTTTTGTTTATTTCAAACGAGTGTTTGAGTTCCTATCGGAACATGTCTGGATGGTTGTGGTCTTTGGACAAATAGCTTGCCAGTTCTGCTGTTCTCGTTCCCTAATCTTTGTTGTGTTCGTCTACCCAATCATCCATTGCTTTGCGAATGGCTTTGGCAACGGATTGGGGTGGGGTCATCTCGTTCAGGATGACTTCAAGCTCGGAGTACCACTCAGGTGGTTCTGGGTGGTCGGGCGGGTGGTTCCAATAGTCGTTCATAAAAAAGCCTTTAAGACGCTATGTAGAGCAGCATCTCAAAGACTTAGTCGGGATGGGACTCCCGAAAGTTTGATCGATTCTCTACAACCGTCGAGGCAATTATGGTCTTTCAACCTTTGCGGTCAAGACTTTTTCTTTTGGTTGACTTGATGGATCCCAGAACCACCCGGTGTTGTTTGATTCCCTGATTTCATAAGGTCTTTTCGTGCCCCAAACGACGATTCTTGACCCATCACCTTAATTTTGTTACATGCCAAGCACCCTTAGGGAGGGTAGTGCCCCTGCCGCCGGGTTGTTTCGGGTTAGTCGGTGGCGGGGGCATGACTTATGTGCCAGTATAGTTCCGCATTACTAATTGCTATACTACATCCAACACATAGCATTTCGTTGTCGGCAATCTTGCTGATACTAACCACAATTATTATGAGTACACCTGAAACAAAGGTCCGCAAATCTCGCATTCGCGAATCAGTGCTGATCAAAGTAACCCACAAGAAACTAGCCGAACTAATCGGCGATGCCGAGATCGGCGTCAGCAGGAAAGAACTGCGAGCATTGGTCTTGTCCCGCAAGTCCGACCAAGTGCTCGCCGACGCAGGTCTGTGATTCGTGCGCCGGTCAACCTAGCCGGATGTGGGTGACGCTCGGGAGAGACCGAGGTTGTGCTGGTCGCGTACATTGACCGCCACGTCGATTTATGGTACCCCCGATGCATGGCAAGAGGAGATTCATATCAGCTACAGGGACAACAGGGTGGGGTGGTCGTCAACGCCGGAGGATCGGCGACAGGACCGTTTCGATGGGTGCAGGTTGTCAACGATGCGGTCTTTAGCGCATTTGTTGCGGCTAACCTAACCGATGCTGCCACCAAGCTAATCACGATCACGCACAATGCAGGGACCGGGATTGGCGGCAACATTACCAGTTTCTCGGTCACGTCCGGCGTCGTCGTCGCATACTACGCATAAGCGATGTCTCAGTACGGGTCAGGCATGAGTGATGCCATCGCCACTGATGGCGATACGGCATTCTTGGGCGTGAACCAACGACTACAGATCAACGAACTCAAGCCCGGCGAAGTCCGCGAGTCGATCAACGGTCGGATGGACGGGTACTGGAAACCCCGCAAGGGAGTGGTGGCACGAAGTGCAGGCATCGCCACCGGAGGACGAACGTTGACGTTGCCATTCTTCGTGATCGATGCAAACAAGACGATTTCTGCTGCTACATATTCATCAGGCACGATTGAGATAACAACGTCTTCGGTGCACGGGTTAACGGGGACGGCATATGCAACGATTGGAAACACAACCGTTGGCGCAGTAGCACCGTTGACGACTGGCAATCCGCCTCCGGCAGGAAGCTACCTGATGACGGTGACGACAACCACCAAGTTGACGTTCGCCTACGCACCTGCGACTGGCAGTGGTTCCTACACGGTATCGGGCACGACTGGGTACCTCAACTCACAACTCAACGACGGTGCAGTGTCCGACATCTTTGGATCTTGTCTGTACTCTAACCCATCGACGACGACCAACGAGTTCATCTTGATTGCGACCAACTTGAACGTCAAGAAGGTGCTGCTGCAACCACCGTACACAATCACGACGATTGCGTTGCCTCCGGCGACTGGCATCGATGCCGAGTGCCATATGCTACAAGCATTCGACAAGGTGCTGATCTTCCGAGATGGCAAGCAGGCGTTGCAGTGGAACGGAAATGATTCAGATAGATTTTTCAAGGTTGCTTCTGGTCCGTACACGCAACCGATTACGTTTGCAACAAACGCGACATTTGCCGCCGGGGTTGCAACGGTAACAGTGACCGATTTCACGTTGTTGACTGGGTCTGTTGTCGCAACCGGAACGACTACTATTGTGCTTCCAGCATTCTTCGACGACGGGTCACCCGTTTCCGAGATTGATGACTTCTACCTTGGTGCTGCAATCCAAGTGAATAGTGCCACCGCAACAACAGTTTCTACTTACGTTGCTGCAACTCGCACCATAACAATGTCGGCAGGTGCGCTTACAAACGGCACATCTTACACTCTCAATAGCTTGCAGACATCCGGTGCTGTTCCGGGGTTTATTGTTGAGGTAAGGGCAATCCAAAATACAATAACAGAGATATCAGTCGGGGATCGATTTGTAATTGCTTCGACACCAAAATACAACAAGTTCACGTTTCCTTCAACGCACCCTGCTGGCACTCATGCAGCTAGTTTTTCATATATTGAGTCAATCGGCGGAGGCTTTAGCCACATGCCAGCACCACCGTGGGCGACGTACTTTCAACGTCGCCTGTGGGTGCCGTACTGGTACGAGGTCGGCGGCACGTTGACCTCGCCTACGTTTACTAACAGAGGCATCAGAGACGAGATCATGGGGTCGGACATATTGGATTCCGATACCTACGACCAGATTATGAACCAGTTCCGGATCACTGCTGGAATCGCCGACTTCACGGTCGCCATGCAACCGTTCTTCGACGATGGACTGATAGTGCTGAACCGCAACAGCATCCACCTGATCTCCGGCACGCAAGGCACGCTCGCCGACACTGTCGTGAAGGAACTTACGTCCGAGGTCGGATGCCTAGCACGCAAGAGCGTGGCGATACAAGGCAACAACGTGTTCTTTTTGTCAGACAACGGGGTGTATAGTTTGACATTCGTTGACCTGTACAACCTGCGCGGGGTGGACATGCCGATATCCGTCAACATCCAACCGTACATCGACCGCATCAACAAATCACTGGCGGACCACTCGACTGCGATCTACTTCAACAACCGATACTTTCTAGCAGTCCCGCTCGACTCGTTTGTCGGAGCAGCAAATGCGACAGGCAACAACACGGTGCTGATCTACAACTTTCTGAACAAGGGATGGGAGTCGATAGATACCTACGGTGACGCCCGTTTCAATATCTTAAACTTTCACATAGGCAAGTCGGGTCAACGCAATGCATTGTTTGCGGTCACAACGACCGGGGGAGTGCACGAAATGGACGTGACCGAGACCAATAGTGACGTGCTGTCGGTCGATCCGACATTGAGTGCCATATCGTCACCAATCGCAGCACGGTTGACGTCGCGTGGGTACGACATGGAGACGCTCGAGCGCAAAAGGTTTACCGACGCCCAGATCCAGATGCAGGCGCTCGACATCGAGCCCGACTGCAACCTCCAGATATCATTTTCGAGTCAGGATCCAGACGCCGCCGAGGCAATCAACACGACAAACGTATTGATCGGCGAGGCACTGGGTAATGGTGACACTGCCAACGTGCGAACCCGGCTCGCAGGCATCCGCGGGTTTGTCGGCACGGTCATCATCGACCGGATCAGTGGATCGCCAAAAATAAATTCCATTGCGGTATCAGGTGCCGCAACCAACAGGCAAATCATCACACAAAACTAGAGTCATGGCAGCAATCATTAC